AGTTTTTAGAGTAATATTACTATTTGTTGAAAAGTCTGTAGAAGTACTAGAATTACTTGAAGTTAAAAACTGAGTAATATTTCCTGCTACGACTCTATTCTCTAAAAAGAACCCACTAGGGTACATTGCATTAGTTGTATTTGTAACTGAAAGACTATTTTGTAAAGTTTCATATCCTTTAAAATTAGTATTATTTTGCACCTGTAAAGTAGCCGCTACTAAGTTAGGAACATCTGTTCCTCCTATCTCTACATCTAAAACTGGAACGGTGGGAGTGTATGTTGCACTCGGTGATACTACAGTTCCTGGAACTGTGAAGGTTGAATCACCTGCTCTTGTTAATTTTTCTCCTTGTCCACTTACTTTTAGAGTTAAAGGACTGCCTGACTCAAAGACAAAATCACCATCTTTTATATGACAATTTTCTACTTTAAAAGTGCTTTCAGTACTTACAATATACAAGTCAAAAGTTTTTATTAATTGTTCTCCTGAACTTGTATCATATTCTGTTAAAAGACTTTTTACTATTGTTTCATCTTTTTCTTCTGTAAGATAAACACCGAACGAAAAATTTGCAGGGTTTGCTTTTGTTATTGTTGTCCCATCAAACATTTTTGTCTGGTCGTGCAAAGTCTTTACTGTGTACGAATCTTCCGCAAATGTTTGGGAGATTGACACTTCGGGAGTCGTTTTTATAGAATAGCGACTCCCTCCGTGTACTATGAATACAGAGCTTTCTCTACGAAAGTTGTATGCTGCCATGATTAGACCGTGTAGTTAGTTGTGTAACTAGTATCACTGTGGGACGTAAGTCCTTTATATTTAACAGTCATTTCATCGGCATCCGTTATATCTGTACCATGAGCTGCAAATTCAACAGATACTGAAATCAAGTCTGCGACTTCAATAGCTGGAACTTGGAAATGTGCTCGTGGAATATCAAATTCTACGACTGGAGTATCTGAAGATGCTCCACCCATAAATAAACTCATATCAAAAACGTTTCTAACTAAGTCAGTTGCGCCTGATAAATCAGCGAGTAATTGGTTTGAACCATTACCTGAACCACTTGAACCTGTAGTGTTTAAGTACATAGTTAAGCTTCCACTAATTTGTCTTGCTCCTGAGAAAGAACCGATTGGTTTATCAATAACTCCTAAAGTTTCAGGAGTTACATAAGTGATGTTGTTCGCTATAGTTATTGAACCACCTGTGATTGCAATATCATAAGTTTTTGAATCTAGTCCACCACTTGTACTTCCTCCGCCCTGCTCTGCAGTTGAAAGAGTTAGCGTTGATAATTTGTTTCTTAAATAATCTGCGTCATCTGGACCAGTAGTATCTACATAGTTAAATGCTTCTGCTTGATTAATTGTAGCATTAGCAGAATATGCTCCACCAGTTGATGAATTATCAGTATTATAAGCTGTATTAGGGTCTTCCATTGGAGTAGTAATTTGGTCAATAGTAGTTGAATTACCAGACCATGCAATTGTTGCTATACCGTCTATAGAAAAGTCTATTTCAGCTTGGTTTACTTGACATTCGTTTAGTCTGTAAGTTGTGTTTTCCAAAGCAAAGAAAATTGAAAGTTTTAATAGCTCGTGGTGTTCTGACCTTGCAAAAGTAACATCTGCATCAGTGCCATCTAAATTGATTGCAGTTGCACTTGTTCCAGTTAGTGCCCCACCATGAATATCTTTACCTGCAATAGCTGCCCACAATATGTTTTCAACCATATCATGGTCATTCTCAGTTCCATTACTGTTAGCTGAGTGCTTAAAAGGTCTTACATAAGTTGAGAAAGACCATTCTGCAGGAGGTAAAGAGTCATTAAATCTTTTTTGTCCTCTGTTTGGAGTTGCTCCCGCTTCGTTGATTACAACATCTGTTGCATCACTTCCTTGCGAAAAGCTATAACCATCTAATACACCTACTCTGAACGTATTAGCGTTTGCGCCATTACCTTTAAATAAGCCAGTTCCGATTCTGCTACCATCTACTGTAGTTGTTCCTGCTACTGTTCCTACTGTTACAACAAGTCCAGTTCCTGTACCTGAAGAATCAGAAGCAGCTCCTTGGGTCAATGTTTCATTGTCTACAAATCCACTTCCTCTGAAGTTGTTTGGAATACTCACAGCAGTAACTGCTCCAGAGCCTCCAACTGCAGAAACAATTACTTTTGCACCGACTCCACTTCCAGAAGTATCATCGGCCTCGAACGAAATAACATCACCCACAGCATGACCAGAACCCGCAGTAGTAACAGATGCAGTTTTGATGCCGCCTGTAGAGCCTACACCATTTACTGAACTAACGTATACCTTGGTATTTCTTGATAGATTAAGTGCCATTTTTATCTCCTATCACATTGAAAGGGCTTAGCTAGATATTTATCTGCTTCGCCGTTTCTTAATATCGTACTGTAACTGTCATTTCCCCAATTCCTAAAGGAGCAATCACTCCTTCATCGGTAGTAATACTATCAACTGTCATTGAAGTAGTTTTACCGTTGGGTATTATGCTAGTGTCGTACACTAAAGCATCGCTTTCATCGATAATCTTTTCGATATCTTCGAATAGCGTTGCTAATTCTTCCTGAGCATCTTCTTCATTTCGAACGTATGCTCTAATTGTTAAATTTAAAAATCTCCATTTAAATCCTGCTGTCTGATATTCTCTTACTTCATCTCCTGCTATAACACAGACTTTTGGATATTCTTCTATTTCATCTAAAAACAACATTCTCCCTTTAACATTGTTAAACACATTTGAGTTGTATGGGTGTTGTCCATTTACTAATTTTATTTTATCTACTATTGCATCTACTATTTTTCGACGCTTTGTTCTGTACTCAGTAGACATTAAACCCTCCTAAGTGTAAATTTTTGGTCTATAAATGCTGCTGCTAAGTTTCTAATGCTTTTACTTATAAGTGGCTTTGGATTATATCCAGTAGGCCATTGTCTTACACCATTATTTTCAAATGTTTCATAGGGATTTAGTTGATAAGTATAATCCGCTACAACACTATTAGGTGCTTGTCTTAATCCTGTTACTCTTACACTATTTGAAAATCTTCCAGTTTGATTTATTAGTGCAGGTCTTCCCATATTTCTTCTAACTTCTGCAGGTAATCTTGTATTTATTGCCGCTTGTACTTTTGCTAAATTTAAGGCATCAGTTCCAGTAGCTCTTTTTGTGTTTGAAGCTCTTTTACTTGATGTTATTTTTGCTGCAGTTACAGCTTTCTTTGCTTGAGAAGATAATTTATTTTTACTTTGTTTTGCAGATGCTGCTACTTTACTTACTTTTTTTGATACTGAATTTTTAACTTTTCTTGAAGTCTTTTTTCTTGTATTCACAGGAGTTGGTTTTTTACCTTTTGCAATTTTACCAATATCTTTAACAATTTTATCATTTATAGCAGGAGACCCTGTTAATTCTCCAATATCAAATTCATCTAAAAATTGTTGTTTAAATTGTTTTTCAAATTTTCCTTTACTTAGGATACTTGAAGCATTTCTTCCAAAAGCCTTTTGAAACCAAGCTTTATAACTATTTAAACTTTTATTTTCTGCTTCTATTTTTACATTAACTTTTCCTTTTAGTATGTCAAGTCCTTTAGTTTTAATTATATTTAATTGATGCTGTTGGTTTGTAAAATTTGGTCCTGAAAGCTCATCAATAAGCTGAAAATATTTTTCTTTAGATGATAAATTTTTCTGAACTGGTAAATTTTCTACAGCTGCTACTCCTAGTAACATTTTTTGTATATCTTTTTTAATTAATTTTATATCAGCAACATTTTTAACAAAAGCTAATGGTTTATTGTCTTTATCTAGAGCTGTACCAGGTTGAGCTACTCCTTCTGCCTCTAATTGTCCTTGGATTCTTTCTCTTCCCGCCCCTCTTGCTTTTCGTAATGCATCTTCATATTTTTGTAATGCATCTGCTAAAGCTGCGAGTCTAACTCCTACAATAGGAATATCAACATGACCAAATTCAAGTTCCTTACTTGAAAAAAATCTTTCTCCAAATGCAAATTTAGCTTGTTCTTTAAGATTATCAAATTGACTTCTTACTTCTTTACCAGCTCTTGTAGTAGATACACTTGTTAGTCCTTCATTAAAAAAAGTATCTATATCTCTACCTTGCTTTTGTAAAAGCTTTTCCATTCTGACTAAAATATTGTTTCCATCGTCCATTAAGTCTTGAACTTTCATAGTATGAGTAAGAAGTCTATCTATATCCCGTCTAAATAAACTTGAATTAGCATTTAAAGTTTCTAAATAAGTATTTCCTAAATCCTCTATATTTCTTACTTTACCTGGTGTAGGGAAAAACTTTACTCTAGTTTGTTTGGCCATTATTTATACAATTTATAGAAATCAAGAATCCTTTTTATGTGGTCAGGAAACCCAATGTTTTCTCTTAGGCTGGTAGTAACTTGGTTACTAATCTGAGCTCCACTTATAGAAAGTCTTTCTTTTCTTTCATCTTTTAAGTAATATTTTACTAAGTCAAAAAGTGCTAGTTTTAAATCTCCAGGAGTACTTGCATATCCTGCTTTGTAAACTACTTTTACTGCT